TGGTGTTCGATATGCCCAAGGTTGGGTTTACGAACGCAGAAGCTCTCGCTGCATACACGGGTTTCAAGGGCACCTTTACGGCGTCCTCGGACCTGCTTATCAGCAAGCTTCTCGGAGGTGAGTCTTAGCCTCCGCTTGAGATTTCGTTGCAATGTCACTCTCACTCGTTGAGTGAGTAGGAGGGTATTTTTGGATCCTCCAATGTGATGCAAGCCCAGCATCAGGCTAAGGAAAGCTACCCCCTATATAGGAGGAACTTTGAAAAGCCTAATGTTGCTCTGGAGTAATCTGGCTGTAGAAACAGCCGGATGGTGTCACACTAGCGCCACCCTCGACATAAAAACTGTCGAGTTTCGGTCGAAACACGAAGGACGATCGTTTCTTACGATCACCCTTCCAGAATTCGGAAAGAGCTTCGAAAGAAGTCTCGATTCCGGATTTGTCGTTCCACAACATTTCCAAGCTTTTGCTTGGAGACGGGGTCTCCCTGTATTTCTACAGGGTTTCCTGGAACAAATATTCGACCGTAGTGACGGACGGTTGCTGGATGAACCTAACATTGATGCAATAATTGCTGTTCGGCAGTTGACACTGCTCTACAGCAAGCTCTTTCTTCTCAGTAATGAGAAGCGAGAGGTTGCGGCTATGAACGGTTTTATCCAGTGTGAGAAGGAAGTCTCGATGTTTGCTAAGTCATACCCTGAAGAGGATCGTAAGACCTTCCGGCGGGTAGCAAACATCGTGTTTGGACGTACACTAAGGGATATCGAGAAACATCTCGATGATCCACTAAAAGTACTACCCAAACATGGGCCTGGTGCAACCGCTGATGGTCTCCTCGGAAACCAAAAGTGGAAGCAAAATACCTGGACCAAACGTCTAGAGGCAGTCTTCCCTTCGGTAGACCACCTTTTGCCAAGTCCCTCGTTTTTCGAGAGGCTTGCGGACGTTGACTTCCTCGAACCCGGAGACGAGATGCCCGTCAAGGTCATCTCGGTTCCTAAAACGCAGAAAACACCTCGTATTATTGCCATTGAACCAACCTGTATGCAGTACATGCAGCAGGCCGTTCAGCGGTGCTTTTACGAGTGTGTGGAGAGGGATTCTTTGTCCTCTTCACTGATCGGGTACCTGGATCAGGATCCTAATAGGGTCCTAGCCCAGGTCGGCTCCTTTTCAGGAGATTATGCGACACTCGACTTGAGTGAAGCTTCCGATCGCGTTTCCTACGAGCATGTAGCTGATCTGCTATACTTCAACCCGACTTTGTTTAGTCTTGTTGACGCTTGCAGATCTACCAAGGCTCGTGTACCTGGTCATGGGGTTATTCCCCTTTCCAAGTTCGCGTCTATGGGTTCAGCTTTGTCATTTCCCATTGAGGCAATGGTTTTTGCAACCCTTGTCTTTATTGGGATTGAAGCAAAGCTCAACCGCCCTCTTACCAGAAACGATGTTAAGTCGTTTTCTGGCAAGGTGCGTGTCTTTGGGGACGATATCGTTGTCCCCAAGGATCATGTGAGTTCCG